GTTTTGCTATCCAAAAACTTCTTCCCAAAACCTTTGAAGTTCGTTTGAAATGAAAATCTGCCTATTTCCTTGTCAGAAATATTGAACTTTGTAAAAAAGCTAGTCTTTTCGTTGAGTTCGCCAAAGCTCGAAACAATAGCAAGTAGTTTCAAAGAGGCTTCTTTTTTGCTCTTAACTTCTATTACTTCAATCGGAATTTCCGGTATTTCGTAAGTTTCGCCATCTATTCCAACCGTTTCAAGGTATTCAAGCGCACGTCTTGTTTGGTGCCCATCGGCTAAAAGGTACTTTCCTTTTAATTTGAACACTGTTTTTGCTTTAAAAAAGTCAAGTTCTATTATCGAACGTGCCAATTTTTCTAGGTTTTCATTTGAAATTATTTTCAAATCTTCTTGAAATGGTACCAATTCTTTGTAAGGAATGGTTGGTAAATTGTTTGGATTTAAAACTTTTATCTGTTTCATTTGTTAATTAGTTGTTAAAATTAATAATCGCCAAAATTAGGTACATTGTAGTTTTTATGCTAGTTTTCCACAAAAAGGGAAATAACTTTAATACTTCAAAATAATTTACTTACTTTTGCACTAAATTATAACCACAGCCGCCAAAGATGGATATAAAACATGAACATTTTGCCATTGCTTATATAGCAAACAAGGGCAATGGAACAGCCGCATACCAAATTGCCTACCCTAATTGCAGCTATGCAGCCGCACGTGTGGGAGCTAATCGTGTGCTTAAAATGCCAGAAATACAAGAGTATATTGCAGCACGAAGAGCCTCAATTACCGAAGAGTTAAATATTACCATAGAATCTCAACTCAGAGATTTAGAGTTGGTAAAGGATAGATATAAGTATCTTCTTGAACTTTCAACCAAAGAAGAACTAACAAAACAGGAAAAATTCCAAATGGAATTTCTGTACAACCTGATAAAAGTACCAACTTACGTAGCCGCTATTGCCGAACAGAACCGAATTTTAGGCTTCCATGTAAACAAAGAACTTGACCAAGAAAACCAAAGTTCTGTTCAATTGTATTTGCCTAACAACGAACGTGAAACATTTGACGATGCAGAGGTTTTATGAATACTGTAAAAGTCATAAAGCCCCAAGAAGGATTCCAAGAGAAATTCCTCAGTAGCTCTGCCGACATCGTTATCGGTGGCGGTGCAGCTGGTGCCGGAAAGTCTTTTGTTGCACTTATGGAAGGTCTTAGAAACATTTACAACCCCGAATTTAGAGCCGTTTATTTCAGACGTACTTATCCAGAAATAGCAGCACCGGGAGGATTGATTGACGAAAGCCGCAAATTCTATCCACAATTTGGAGCAAAATTGCACGATGGCAAAGGCGTTTGGCAGTTTCCAAGTGGTGCAAGTATTAAGTTTTCACACTTGCAATACGAAAAAGACATTTATCGTTGGCAAGGCTCGCAAATACCACTTATTGTTTTTGATGAATTAACTCACTTTACCAAAAAGATGTTTTTCTATATGCTTTCACGAAATAGAAGTACGTCAGGAATAAGACCTTATATCCGCGCTACTTGCAACCCCGATGCTGAAAGTTTTGTAGCTGACTTAATCAAGTGGTGGATAGGCGAAGATGGCTATATCATTAAAGAGCGTTCAGGCATAATTCGGTATTTCATAATGGATTCTGACGAATTTGTTTGGGGTGCCACCAAAGACGAAATTATAGATTCAAATCCACATATTTTTACTGAAATCCCAACCCGAAAAGAACAATATGCCCAAATCAAATCTTTGACTTTTATCGAAGGTTCCATTTATGGAAATAAAGAACTGCTTAAAAAAGACCCGGGCTATCTTGGTAACTTGCGAGCATTGCCAGAAGCTGAGCAGTTAGCTCTCTTAAAAGGCAATTGGAAAGTTTCTTTTGGCAAAGAAAACCTTATCAATCCTGTAAAATTCAATGATGTATTTACCAATAGCTTCATTCCTACTGGTAAAATGTATATAAGTGCCGACATTGCATTCAAAGGTTCAGATACTATGGTTATTGGGGTTTGGAGTGGTTTTCGATTGGAAGATGTATTTTTTTTAGAAAAATCTGATGGGAAAGAAATTTATGAAAAAATAAAAGAATTTGCCTATTTCTACAAAGTGCCAGAAAGCAATATAACGTTTGACAACGACGGAGTTGGAGGTTACTTAGATGGTTATTTGCCAAACGCACGCCCTTTTCACAATGGCAGTTCGCCACTCGGAATGGTCGAAGGAACAGATGGACGTTGGCAAAAACCAAACTACGATTATCTAAAATCACAATGCTATTTTGCGCTTGCAGACAGGATTAATAATGGTGGACTTTACATAAGTGAAAAGGTAGCAACCATGAAAAGAAATAATGTTTTATTATCTGAAATATTTAAAAGTCAGATAAAAGCAATAAAAAAAGACAATACCAACGATGGCAAGTTGAAAATAATTAAGAAAGAACAAATGAAAAACATCTTGCGTGGGGAGTCGCCTGACTTTTTAGATATGCTAATGATGCGCGAAGTATTTGAATTATTCCAAGGTGGTAACGTTTATTAAAACCCTTTTTTTATGATAAGTTATTTAGAGAAATTATTAATGCTAAGACCTCACATACAAATCATTGAATTGCAAGAAGTGAAAGGTCAAACACTCGAAACTAAGGCAAGAAACTTGCTCATCAAAACACGTTTTGAGGAATTGAAACAAAACAATTCGATTATAAATGCTATCAATTTAATAGCAAACGAATTCTTCATTTCGTACAGCAGAGCGGTTAAAATTATATATGACTATAAATAGCATTTATAGTACATTCCACAAAAACGGCAATAAATTACACCTAATTTGATATTATTCATTCGTATTTTTGTAAAAAAAAGTAACGAATGAACTTCTTTTCTAACATATTTTCTAAAAAAAGTAACTCAATTAGTCTTCAAAATAGATTAATGGAAAGTTTATTTCAGTACACTAATAAAGGTGCTGTTTATAACTATTCAGGTAATCTGAAGGATAATGTTAATCACTACCAAGAAAATGACGCTTTGTATAGCATTATCAATCTTATAATTAGAAATATACAGTCGGTAGAATGGAAACTTTACGAAATTAAAAACAAAAAAGCGTTCGATGGCTTTAAAGCCACTCAAAACCAACCAATAAGCATAAAATCAACGCTATATCAGAAAAATGCTTTCAACGAAATAGAATCTCACCCAATTATTAGTAATTTCTTTGAAACACCCAATAAACGCCAAGGGTTCTCTGAATTTATAGAGGAGTTTTTTGGCTTTAAACTGCTTACCGGAAACGGCTATATAAATGGAATAAGGCAACCTTTTGGCGAAAACAAAGACCTCTTTCAAGAGTTTTTCGTAATGCCTTCACATTTAGTTGAAATAATAACTGGCGGTTGGCAGGAGCCTGTAAAATCATATCGTTTAGAGTTTTTGTGGAATGAACGTTTTGAAATACCTGCAAACGATGTTTTGCACTCTCGCAATTGGAACCCAAATTATGTAAATGGCGAATGGCTTTATGGTTTAGCACCTTCAAAAGCGGTAAACAAACCGCTAAATGCTATTGACGAAGGTAATAACGCCAATGTAAAATCATTCCAAAACATGGGAGCCGTTGGTATTTTAAGCACCGATAATTTTAAAACAGATGAGCTTTTTGGCGAAACTCTTGTTAAAAAATATTATGAAAAGTTTGGTGGTACCGATAACGCGGGTAAAGTAATGTTTTCGCCTATTCCTTTAAAATACCTTGACATGGCAAAAAGTGCCGTGGACATGGATATTTTGGCATCAAACAAAGATGCTTTGAGGAGTGTTTGCAACGCTTGGGGTTTACAATCACAACTATTAAACGACCCTGACAATAAGACTTATAACAACCAAAAAGACGCTAGAAAAGCATTATTCACAGATGTAGTAATGCCTTTACTTAACAATTTCAGCAAAGAAATAAACCGTTGGTTGATACAAAACTACAACGACAAAGGCAAAACAAAGCTTTACGCTGCCCCAAACTGGCGAGAGCACCCTGTTTTGCAAGATGAGTTTGAGAGTTTAACCACTTCTTTAAAAGATGCTTGGTGGCTAACTCCAAACGAAAAACGCATTATGCAAGGCTTAGGTGAGTTGGATTTACCAAATATGAATAATATTCTTATTCCTAACAATCTAGCCAAAATAGAAGCAATTAATAATACAAATACATTCAATCATGTATAAAGTTAAATCTTTTTTTGAGATAAAAGACCTTGACGAAAAGCAAGGTATTGTAACCGGATACGCTTCGATATTTAACAATATTGATAGTGATAATGAAATGGTCGTGCCCGGTGCATTTGCTAAAACAATTCAAGAGCGTGGACCAAGTGCTGCAAAACCAAGAATAAAACATTTGTGGCAACACAATACTTATATGCCAATTGCATTGCCAACAATTTTAAGAGAAGACTCAAAAGGTCTTTATTTTGAAAGCAAGTTTGGTACAGACCAATTCAGCCGCGACAAATTTTTACAACACGTTGATGGCATAATTACAGAATTGTCGATTGGTTACAATATTGTAAAATGGGAGAAAGCTAAAAGAAGCGCGACAGATGAAACATGGTATTACAAATTAACCGAATTGATGCTTTGGGAATATTCTTCGGTTACTTGGGGTGCGAACTCTTTAACTGAAATTATATCTGCCAAAGGTGTTACTATCGAATCGAAACTTGAACAACTAAATAACCGAATGAATGCCCTTGCAAAAGGTCTTAAAAACGGTTCCTACACAGATGAATTGCTTAATTCATTTGAAATTGAAATAAAACAGATACAAGAAGCTTTTAATACAATGATTTTGAAGCCGGAAACAAAAACCACTTCAATAGAGCCGGAAGCAAAAACCACTCGCGAACTTAATTATGACTTCTTAATCTTAAATTTATAAATCTTTAATTTTTATTATTATGCAAGCAAGTAGAACAATTATTACTGCCCTTTTCTGGGCGTTGCTTGGCTCCATTTTAGCAGGAGTCATTGGTGTAAATCCTCTTTTAGGAGCTTTAGCACTCCAAGTAATGAACTTAGTACCGATGCCAGAAGGCATATTGGGTGAAAATGCACCTTCAAGCGGTACTCAAACCAAAGAAGCTGAATTGCTTCAACGAATTGAAACAAAATACAATGAGTTAATTGAAAAAGCTACAAAAGGTTACTTAACCGAAGCTCAGTTTGACGCAAAAATGAAAGCCATGCAAGAAGCCATGGATAAAATAAATCCCGAAGG